GATAGCCGGGCTGAACGTCGCAGCCGAGGTGGTCGCGATCGAGCCGAGTGCCTTCAGGTACAGGGTGCGGCCGACCGGGTTGGGGTCGGAGCCGGAGAAGTAGCCGCCAGGTATCTTGCATATATTCGCCGTAGCGGCCGGAGCAGACAGGATCGCCTGGGTGGTGTAGGTGTTCTTGGTGACCGCGGCGGGCAGCGAGTACAGCTGCTCCATCTGGGTGCCGGTGATTCCCGAAATTTGAAGCCACCACCTCTCACGTCAGGGACTAAAATGGCCTACGTCAGTGAGATCTGAATCCCAGCTGCTGCCCCCGAGCCTCCCGTTACCTGGAACGTATTTGCCGAGGCCACGTTCACCGGCTGGCCGTTGAACGGCCCCCAGAAGCACCGCTGGGCCCCGTTGCCGGTCAGGTCGAAGCTGACCACCGCGGTCGGGGAACCGGACGAGACGAACGACTGGGTGACAGCGGGAATCCCCACCGCGGTGCCGGAAGCCGACACGGCAGAGGCGTTGGCCATCAGCCACCCGCCGGCCGTGTACCCGGAGGTCTGCGTGCCGATGTCGGTGCCCGCCGCGGACGCCGTGCTCAGCGTCGAGTTGAGCCTGATCTTCATCGCCGTGGTACCCACCGGGGTGCCGATCGCGGTCCCGGGGATGCCGCCGGTCCCGGTCGGCGTCAGCCCGTTCAGCAGGATCGACACCAGCGCCTGGTCGATGGCCGCCATCTACGTCTCCTCGCCTGCGTCCGCGGACGCTTCTGTCACGGTCTGCGCGCCGGACGCGACCACGTGCCCGTCCGGGTCGAGCACCAGCCACCCGGCCGGGGGCGACTCCGGGGGCGTCTCCGGCGGTGGTTCGCTCATCAGCTGACCTGCCGCAGCAGCGGCACCTTGCCGCCGTCGACCCCGTACAGCTCCCCGAACTCGAGCTGCACGTGAATGATCGTCTTGCCCCCCGCGTCGACCACGTGGCCGTCCGGGTCCAGGACACGCCATCCCTGGTCGGGTTCCCACGCGGGCAGCACGAGCTTCGCCACGCCCAGCAGGTGCATCGGTGCCTCTCTCAGCGTCGTTTCCGGATGACGGCGAGGCCGTACCGGTAGGTGATGTCCTCCACGTCGCCGCCCCTGGTGAGCAGCGTCAGCAGCCCCTGGGCCATGGCCAGCATCGACGAGTCGTATTCCGGCCACCCGCCGCCCGGCAGGCCCACCATCCAGTCCTCGACCGCGTAGAACCCGCCCGGCGCGACCAGCGGCCACAGCAGGTCGAACGTCGCCGCGGTCAGGTCCCCCTGGTGGGACGCGTCGTCGACGAACAGGTCACAAGCCCCGCCCGGCGCGAGTTCCGCCACCATCACCGGCAGCAGCGGGCTATCCTGCCTGGCCACGACCCTGATGGTGCCCTCCGGCCAGCGGCTGCCATCGTCCGCGTCAACCCCGATCACGGTGCCGTCCGGGAACAGGGCCTGGAACATGTCCAGGCCGTGGCCGTGCTGCACCCCGACCTCGCACACCCGCGCGGCCGGGCCGAGCTCCGCGGCGATCCGCAGGTAGGAGGGCAGGTAGCCGTGCCGGATCTTGTCGGTGGCGAACCTCACCGGGGCGGCTCCCGTACCGTAATCACGTGAGCAAGCGGAAGAGGCTGGCGCTTATCGCGCTGGTCTGGGCAGTGGCCGCGATCCTGTGCGTGCTGCCCTCGGTCTGGCCGTGGTTCCATCACCTGATCTCCACCCAGACGTACGAGACATTTGAGGCCGAGGCGACCGGCTTCGGCCTTGGCTACATGACGAGGTACGTCACGACCAGGCGGCGGTGACCTGCATCAGCGGGGCGGGCCGGGTTCGACGACGGCCAGGCCCGCGGCCATCCCCGCCCCGTCCCACCCCTCGGGCTTGCGGGCCAGCAGGAACACGCCCGGCGACGCCGGGTCCGGGTCCGGCTCCAGCGTCAGCACCTCCAGGCCGGCCGCCTCCGCGATCCCCTCCATCTGGTCCACCGAGAACCGCCAGCAGTCCAGCGGGTGCGGGTGGAACGGGAACCCCGGACCCCGGGTCGTCAGCAGCAGCAGGCCGCCCGGCGCCAGGGTCCGCACCATGCCGGTCACCGCGCCGCGCCAGTCCTCCGCGTGCTCGAGCATTTCCGTTGTCAGCAGGACGTCCGCGCTGTCCTCGCCGAGGACCTCGGGGAGCTTCTCCGCCGGGCACACCAGGTCGACCCCCGGGCCGGGCTGCGCGTCCGTGCCCAGGTACGACGCGGGGCCGTGGACGGACAGCGCGTCCCGCGCCGACCCGTTATAGTTGTATGCCCCCGCCTCGACGACCCGCTTCCCGGCCACCTGCTCCGGGGCCAGGGTGCGCGTCGCGAACGCGTACGCCGACGGGTGCACTCAGGGGCCCTGGTACGGGAAGCTCATGTCCGTCGGCCAGTCGCCGTCCGCGCCGGACGGGTGGTCGCCGCCGAGGGTGTAGCCGTCCAGCCCGTCGCCCTGCGGGGAGTCCGCCCAGTCCGCCGCCCCGGCGTTCCACGCCTCGCCGGCGGACACCGCCGCCGCGGCCGGCCCCGCCAGGTCCGGCAGCGGCGCCATGATGTCCGGCGGCGTCCCGTGATCCTCAGCGGCGAGCCGCTCCTGCGACGTGACCGGCCCCGACTGGGGCGGCAGCGGTGCGGTCATGACTGGCCTCCTGGTAGCGGCGGCGGCTGCCCGCCGAGGATCGACGTGTCGTGGTCCGGTGACGGGGGCATCGGCATCAGGTCGCCGAGCGTGTCACCCGCCACGAGGGTGTCCTGGGAGATCTCCAGGACGTGAGCCATCCCGATCGTCTTGGCCGCCTCGACGGTCGCCGCGATCGTGTTCGCCGACCCGGCGTCCTGGTCAACCCCGGGCGGCGCCGACATCAGCCCGTCCGGGCCCGCGTCAGCCACCGGAAGCCTTCCCGGCGGCGGCAGCCGCGGCCTTCGCCTTCGACACCGCCGCCTTCACCGCGCCCGGCGGCGCGTCGTCGGACAGCTTGTCGAAGATCTGCGGGGACGCCTTCACCGCCGGGTCGTCGTCGGGGAACTTCTCGCCCTTGCGGATGTAGACGGCGTTGCCGTTCACGTCGTACCAGCCGGCCTCACGGGACAGCCACACGGTCCATCACTCCTTCATAGGCGGCCTGCCAGGCGGTGTACCGCTTCTGGATAGTCCACTCCCGCGCCAGCCGCCTGGCCGCCGCGCCCATCTCGGTGCGCATGCCCTCGTCGTTCACCAGGTCGCGCAGGTACCGGCCCCACTCGTGGTCGTAGCGCACCAGGAACCCGGTCACGCCGTGCTCGACGAAACCGGAGTACGCCTCGCAGCGCGACGCCACCACCGGGATACCCCGCGCCGCGTACTCCAGCGCCCGCAGGAAGCTCTTGCACCGGTTGAACTTACCCGCCGGGTCCAGCGGCGCCAGCCCGATGTCGAAGTCGACCCCGCCGTAGAAGTCCCACAGGTCCGGCTGCCACGGCGTATGCCTGGTCCGCCCGGCCGGGACCTTCAGCAGCGGCGTGTAATCCGCACCGACGAAATGGAAGTCCACCCCGGGGTTCCTGGCCAGGAAGCGGGACAGCGCCCCCGCGATGTACCGGAAGTCCCGCAGGTGGCTCGTGCCGCCCGACCAGCCGACCGTCACCCGCTCCCGCCGCGGCGTCTCCAGCTTCAGGAGATCCTCGTGCACGCAGTTCGGCAGTACCACCACGTTGCTGTTGTACCGCTTCACCACCTCGACCAGCGGCTCGGTAGAGACCGTCACCAGGTCCGAGATGCTGATCAGGTACGCGGCGATGTCCCGGCACTCCGGCAGCCGGTGCCACAGGCTGCCCTCGTGGTCGCTGTTGAACACGTCGTCGTCGATGTCATAGACGAGACGCGTCTTGCCCTGCCACGACTCCCACAGCTCCATCCCGCGGGGCCCGGTCAGCAGCTGCCCGCAGAACACGTCGATGTCGCCGGCGTTCAGCTCCGCGTCCGGGAGCCACACCATCCCCCGCTCGGGGAGCATCACGTTGTGGCCGCGGCGGCGGAGCTCGGCCAGCGGCTGGTAGCAGCGGTAGTAGCCGCACCCGTCCGCCCCCACCGGCAGCCCGAAGACCTTCACTCACTCGCAGATCGCGTAGTAGGTAACGGTGAGACCAGCGGAAGTGGACGAGTTGAACTGGGCGCTTGCTTCCATCTTCCAGGATGCGCCGCTATTAACGGGCCTCGGGAGTGATGGATTTGGTGACACGCTGGCGTTCTCCCAGTCAGGCACGAGGGCGGCGCCTCCGTTGATAACACTCACGGAGTCACTTGTGGTGTGATCCACGCCGCCGTTAATGACCTTATCGCCGGACGGGCAATCTACCGTCGTCACCTCGAAGGAGCCGCCCGAGTGCGGTCCGGGGTAGTGGACATCCGTGTACACGACCGTAGATGTGGCCGGCGGCCCGGCTGGTCCCGTCGGGCCGGTTGCCCCTGCCGGTCCCTGCGGGCCGGTCTGGTTCCAGTTCAGTGCCGTGTAGCCCGTCGGGCAGGACGCCGAGGAATCAATCGCGATCAGCATGCCGGTGGAGTCCTTGTAGCAGCCGTTGATCACGCCGTCCGGGCCGGGAATGGATGCGTAAGCAATCCCCGCGCCAAGCCCGGCGAGGGCTATGGCGGCAGCAGCCGCTGATATGACTTTCGCCCTGAATCTCATTCGCCCACTTCCTTATCCGCCCCACCATCCGGCTGCCGCCCATGTCTTGAGTCCTTCGACCGGCCAGGTTGGCAGCAGATTCAGCACCTCCGGGGTTACCGTCTCCCCGATCCACTGTTCTGCCGCGTACCGGTCCGTGTCCCTGGGGACGGGCAGTCGCCGCAGGAACTGGCAGGTCGCCCACCAGAAGTTCCCGGCGAAGAACGGTGCCGGGACGTCGAACCGGTCCGGGGTGATCCAGTGCGGCCCCGCGCAGTCGCAGCCGTCATCCAGCGCCGCCACGCACCGCTTCCACATCCCCACCGCGTGTTCGGTCATCTGGCGGCGCCACAGGACACTTGACGGCGTTGTCCTGTATGCGCCCTTGGTGTGCGCGTACAGCACTTTCCCGTCATGGCCAGCGGCGTACCCGCGGAGTTCCCGCAAGGTCACTTCCTCATGGCCGCTATCGGCCTGCGCCGCGATCTGCCAGCCGCCGCCGAGCGCCTCTAGGACCGCCTGGCAGTTCCCCGCCGCACCCACGATCCCCGCCGCCTTGTAGTCCAGCGCGTCACCGAGCCCGGACACCTCCAGTGCGGTCAGGTGCTCAGCGACCGGGGCCTGCCACGCCCCGTCCGCCCACACGTGGTAGAAGTGCGCCAGCGTGGTCACGTGCCGGGGCCGCCCGCGTGGAGCTTCAGGTACTCGTTCCGCTGCGGGGACAGGGCGGGCACGTCCAGCGGCGTCGTGGTGAACATCTCCGGGCGCTGCACCACCGCCTGGTGCGTCGTGTCCCGCAGGAACCCCAGGCCCACGAACTCGTCCGTGTTCGTGTTCGTGTTGTGCCACCAGAACGAAGCGGTTGCGTAGCGAGCAGCCATCGTCAGCCCGCCTTTCCCTGGAAGAGTTCCATCTGCCGGTGCTTCGCCACGTACCGGGCCGCAGCCTTGATGATCTCCGGGTCATCGCCGAGATAGCCGAGTGCCAGGTTGCAGTTACTGCATAGCAGCCCGCGGACCTGGCCGGTCACGTGGTCATGATCAATGTGCCAGCGCCCGGCGCCACGCGGGTCCTTGCTGCGGCAGATCGCGCAGCGGCCACGCTGCGCCGCGAGCATCCGGTCATAGTCGGCGACCGTCAGGCCATGTTTCCGCAGCGTGTACCCCAGGTAGTACTCACGCCTATACGGTCGCGACCGATCATCAACCTTGCAGTCAGCACAGACCGGCTTAGCGGTCCGGGTTGTCACAGGGGCGCCGCATGCGCATGTCCGCGGAGGGCGTGGCCTGAGGGCACGCTGCCGGTTGTGGTACTTGATCTTGCAGTCGTCTGAGCAGAACTTCCTGCGGTACTTGGCGAGAGAGAACTCATCGCCGCACTGCTCACAGAGAAACACCAGCGACATGACCTTGCCTGTCCGCCGCCACTGCTCATAATGCCGGTCGCAGAATCCCCTGCAGTACGGCGGACGAGGACAGCCCTTTCCCTTACATTCCATCGTGGCCCTCCCATGACCGGGGGCGGTCAGCATGGGAACCGACCGCCCCCGGGGCCATTCTTTTCCTTACCTGAACTGTATCAGGTAAGGAGCACGCGAAACGCTGCCGGAGTGGACACGTTTGCCCCGACACGCCAGTACATGAACCAGCCCGACTGTCCAGTGGGCTGGTTCGCGGATGCGCCGGTTCCGGTTACCATAGGTTCGTAGATGATGCTGACCCCGACACGATCGACAATATAGTAATTGGAAAAATCTCCAAATACCATTGGCTTGTGGGTCGTGGTAAGAACCGGGTCGATTGACGACGACTCGTAAATTGGCTTCCCCATCAGTTGCTCCGGGGAGTCCTTTCCGAGGTTGGTCCAGAAGCTGGAGCCGCCTGCGGTGTCCAGGGCCCTGGTGCGGTTGATCTGGGCTACGTTGGCGACCCACGCGCAGTTCGGGGAGTTGCGGAACCTCGGGGGAAGGGCCGCGTGAATGGCGTACACATCCCCGAGGACATATGCGCCAGTAGTAATTGTGGCCGTAGTGGTGGTCGCGCCGACCACGACTCCGGTGGGCTGCGCGGTTCCGGTCCCGGTTGCGAAGGCGGCCTCTTCCAGCCTGTCCTTGGCATCCGCGAGGAGCCTGGGGAGCTGCTGACCAAAGTCAGTATCTGACAGCACTTCAAAGCTGCCAAAAATCCACGCGGCAGCCTTGAGTGGGGTTATGACGATGTTCCCCACGGTCGGGGACTGGTCGCCGGACGCCGTTCCTTCAGCGAGCCACGCTGCCGTGACGCCAGCGGAGGTAACACCATTCCATGTATTACTCGTCGTGGTCTTGACATTGCTGATGCGCCTATAAGGATTGGCGCTAGCATTGTTCGTGAGCACGATCGTCGGATCCAAGACAAAGGGCAGAAGATATCCGCCAGATGCCACTCCGAGGTTCAGCGCGGCACGTGTCGCGGACGACACGTGGTCGGGGTCCCGGATGTACTTCTCGAACGCGTCGTAATACTCCTGCGACCCGGTCTCCAGGATGTGGCGGGCGATGTTGTTGTCCTTGAAGTAGCCGCCGCGCTGGACCTTGACGGTGGCTTCCTCCGCCCAGTCGTGCTGCAGCATGCCCCGCTTGTTGACGAACTCGATGGCGTCCAGCGCGCGGTCGCGGAGCTCGCCGCGGCTGATCATGTTGTCGGAGACCTTGTCCATGGCGTCCCACGGGTCGTGCTGGTGGCGGGTGACCAGCTCGGGGCCCCTCCGTCCGGGGGGGCTCGAGGCGTAGCCCGGCGGGGGTTCCAGGTTGGCGGGATCCTCGGCCTGCCGGGTGATCTCCCGGATCTTCTCCATCCGCTCGATGAGCGGCTTGGTCTTGAGGTCCAGCTCCTCCCACCTCTGGAGGAGGGTGTCCCGCAGGTCGCCGTCCTGCTCGTCGGTTGTCTCCAGATCGTTTTCCATCCGCTGGAGCTCGTTCTTGATCCTCGCCATCTCGTCGAGGAATTCCTGCAGCGCGGCCATCCCGCGCTCCTTTCGGCTGGTTAGAACACCAGCCCGGCCTTCTCCCGCGCTTCCTTGGAGCGGAGTACGTAGAGGGCGTGCTGGTGGTACCGGGCCGAGTGCTCATCGCTGGCACCGTAGGCGGTGCGGGCGAGCGGGTCGCCGGCGGCGGGTTCCCCGTCGGGGGGAAGTGCCTGCTCATCTTCGTGCTCGTCCGGGTCCGGGCTCCATGAGCCGGGAGTGGACATGCGGACGCCGAGGATCTCGGCGCCCGAGTATGCGGGCCACAGGACCGGGCCGTACTCGCGCAGGCCCAGCTCGGTGCGGCGGACGGTGCGGAGGTTCCCCGCGCTGTCGGGCCGGTAGCGCTCGCCGCGGCGCAGCTGCGGGTCCGACCGCATGATCCGGCCGGTGAACGACTGGCTGGTGATGGATCCGGCGCGGATGTTCTCCAGCACCTCGTCGGCCAGGGGGGTCTCGGAGTACCGGGTGCGGGTGAGCAGGCCGCGGGCCTCGGCGCGGATGTCGACGGGGATCCCGATCGGCATGGAGAACCGGTCGGAGGCGGCGCCGGCGAGGTCGCGGCCGTGGTTCCACAGCACCTTCACCGACCCGGGGAACCCGCCGCGACCGCGGGAGGCGTGGTCGATGGCGCGGTTGAACGCGGACGGGTCGATGACCTCGACGTAGTGGCCCTCGTGGTCCTGGATCTCGGCGGGCTCGCCGAACACGGCGGCGTACGCCTCGACGGTGCGGCCGTCGCCGCCGTCGGCGCTGCGGAGGATGTGGATGTCTTCCAGCGCGTACAGCCGCATGTACTCGGCGCGGCTGCTGCTGCCGTTGCTGTCGCTGGCCACGTCGGCACCGAGTTTGTCCATCGCCGCCTTGATCCTCGCCTTCACCTCAGAGAGCGTGACGCCGTTGAGCGGGTACATCGCCGCGTTCTTCGGCATGTTGATGTACGACCAGGCCGCCCGGATGTGGGCCTCCGTGTCGAGCGGGTACTTGCCGTTCTTGGGGTCGGCGTACTTGACGTCCCCGTAGGGCCTGGCCTTCGTGTCCGTCGCCATGCCAGCCCTTCCCGCGTGCTTCTCCGCCGCCGCGTGGGTCGCGGGCCAGATGCCGAGCGCCGCGTGATGCCGTTCCGCGCAGAACCCCTTGGCCCGCTCGGGGTCCATGTGCGCCTCGTCGACCGCCAGGCGGACGCACCTGGAAAAATCCCCGCCCTGGCCCCAGCGGATTTTCGCCGCGCCCTCGCCGTGCTCCCACCACGCGGCGAGCTGGTGCGGGAGGTGGCCGGGGATGCCGCTGTCGCCGGAGCGGATCGCGCTGGCCTGCTTCTCCAGCCCGGCCGCCTTCTCCCGCAGCGCGTGGATCCGGCCTTTGAGCGCCGTGATCTTCTGCTTCAGCGAGGCGGCGTGCTTGTGGTGGGCGGCGTGGTGGGCGGCGTGCTTACGGTGGTGGACGACATGCCCGGCCTTCAGCGACGCCTTCGCGGCTGCCGCCGACTTCTTCGCGGCGGACGCCGCGGTGGCCGCCTGCTTCTCCAGCCCGGCGAGCTGCTTTTCCAGCACCGCCGCCTCGTGCGCGTCCTTGTGCGCCTGGGCGAGGAGCCGGGCCTTCTCGGCGGCGTGCGCGGCGGACATGACGTGGGCCGGGGCCGCCTTCGCGGCGGGGGCCTTGGCCTGGGCTTTCGCGCCGGGCTTGGTCCCGCCCTTGGCCGCGCTGCTGCCGCCGCCGGAGGTGCCGAACTGGCCGCCGGTCGCCGACCCGGCCGGGACGTGCGTCATGTTGAACCGCTGCGTCCACGTGTCAGGCATGACCGTTCGCCCCCTCGAGCGCCCGCCGCGCCGACGACGGCCGCGGGCTCGGCCTGGACCCGTCGCCGCCCGGCCCGGCACCCGGCGACGCCGGGCCCACGCCAAGCCGCGGCATCGTCGGCGGCAGCGGCGAAGCGGTCGCGCCCGGCTGGCCGGGCTGCGGCAGGAGGTGCTGGACCGGCTGCGAGCTCGCCGGCGTGCCGACCCCGCCCGCCTTCAGCTGGGACAGGTCCATCGCGTCCACCGCCGCGATAGCCGACTCGTGCATGTAACCCGCCTGCACCAGCGCCAGCAGGGCCTGCGCGCGGACGAGGGCCGCCTGGCCGCGTTCCATCTCGCCGTCCTGCAGCGCCGCGATGTCGCTGGTGTCATACCAGAGGCGGTTGCCGGCGGGCACGTCCGCGATCGGGCTGAGCGCGCCGCACGCGCTGCGCCAGTGCGGGCGCCCCCACAGGTTCGCAAACTTGGTCATGCTTTCCTGGTAGCCGCGGCCGGCCCCGCGCAGGGGCTCGAGGCCGACCAGGACGCCGGGGACCTCGCACGCCGCCAGGATCCGCTCCGTGCCCACCGCCGACACGCCGCTGAAATCCATCTGCGACAGCGAGTTGCCGACCAGCGTGATGTCGGCGCCCTGGTCCAGGATGAGGCCCTTGCCCGCGTTGTCCGGGCCGCCGTACCGGGCGTTCATCCGCTCCCGGATCGCGTCGATCGTGGCCGGCTGGAGTTTCTGCGCGTACTTGATGTAGACGTTCGGGCTGGCGTTGTTCTTCAGGTAGGTGATCTTGTACTGGGTCATCCCGTCGTCCCCGGCGACCTCGCGGGCGATCGGGGTCAGCGGGGACATGCCCCGGAAATCGGCCTGCGGGTCAGGAACGGGCGCCCAGGCCACCACCTCATCCGCCGGGACGAAGAACCCCTCGTCCCTGGACATGAGCGACTTGGGAGGCTCGAACCAGTAGCCGGCGCGCTTCCGGTACCAGCCCGGGTGCTTAGGGTCCCCGCTGTCTACGCGGACTACCTCGGAGATGATCGTGGTCCAGTCGGGGCGCAGCCGGACGAGGCGCCCCTCGCCAGGCGGATCCCAGACGTACGCCGTCCCGGAGAGAAAGGCGTCCTGCTCCATCCGCGCGAGGAGGTCACCGGTCGTCGTCTCCGGCCCGAACGGCTCCTCGAGCCTGGCCAGCGACGTGTTCCCGAACAGGTGCTTGTCGTCCTTCGCCTGGTACTGGAACCGCGCTTCCGAGAAGAGCCGCATTCTCACCAGGAGCGCGGCGAAGATGATCGCGTTGCTGGAGTTGGCCTGCTGCGCGTACGCGGCCAGCTGCGGCAGGACCGGCTCACGGTCGGGGGACGCGTAGGAGGTGGTCAGGACGCTGGCACCGCTCGCCATGCCCTCCCAGTAGCCGTCCCGGCGGATCAGGCGGTCGAGCAGCCTCACGACGCCGCCTGCCTGGCGCAGTAAACGGCCGCGCAGATGCACCGGTACGCTTCCCGGAGGTGCCCGGCTGCCTCCGCCTCACGCGCCCGGTCCGCGTAGCGCTCCGACAGCACCTCGAAGCATTCCCGCCGCGTCACGACGCCTGCCGTGCTTTCTCCAGGATCGACGCCAGCGTCGGCACCTCATGCACAGACGGCGCCGCACGGCCGCCGTCGTCACGCAGCAGCGCGTACACGCCCACCGCCACGCTGTCCGCGATGACCGCCAGCCCGAGCGCCCACGTCGCGATGAGAGCCGCGCCGCCCAGGATCCCGGCGAGGGACAGCAGCAGCAGGCAGGCGGACAGGCGCACGGGACCTCCTAAGCTGCGGGTATGGCGGACATCGCGGCGCAAGCGCTCCATGTGCAGATCACGGCGCTCATAGAGAGCTGGCAGCAGCAAAAGGCCGAGCGAAACGACTTGGCGGACGGCATGTTCACGGACGGCAACAGGAGCTACCAGCAGGGATATGCGGACGCGCTGGACAGTTGCGTGCAAGCACTCAAGATGCTGAACGCCTAGACCTGCCAGACGCCCGGGGTGGCCAGCTCCTCCCACCGGCAGAACGCCCAGCAGGCCAGCGTCGCCGCCACCAGCGGCCCCTGATCAACCGCCACCTTCGGATCCCACGCCTGCGCGCCCGCCAGCGGTCTTTGCTGCGCGGCCCGGACAGCGGCGGTGAGCGGCGGCTGGTCCAGGTGCTCCAGTCCGCCGTCGTCAACAAGGTCCAGGAACTCGCCATGCGCTACGGCGACCTCCTGTGCCGTCACCTCGCGCACCAGGATCCCGGCGTCGGCCAGGGGCTTCACCAGTGTCCCCGAATGCGACTTCGGGTTGATGACCACGGCCACCGGGTCATGCTTCTCGTACAGGACGGCCATCCGGGCCGCCAGCAGCCCCGGCGGGCCGTAGAACGGCGCCAGGTCAACCAGGATCTTCCCCGACCCGGACCGGCCGGCCGCAACGATCGAGCCGTGCTTCCGTGCCTTCTTCGGGTGGCAGGTGCAACCGTCGCTGATCGCGGCCCCGAACGCGACCTCGCCGCTCACAGCGCCCCCTGCCGCACGGCGGCCGCGCCCCACGTGTCCTCGCCGATGACCTCCCACGCGCCGTCCGGGTCATCCCACACGCCGAGCGCCTCGCGCATGAAATCCTCCGGGCTCAGCAGCTTGCGCATCCGCAGGATCGCCTTCGCCGGGGTCCGGCGGGGGTAGGACGGGTTTGCTTTCCGCCACGCCGCCCGGTCATCCGGTCCGCAGCCCGGCGGCGCCGACAGCTCCACGTACAGAACGCCGGTGCTCTCGCCGGCCAGCGCATCAGCCCGCAGCCGGGTTACGACCTCGGACGGGTCTGACGGCTTCGGCGGCGTGCACATCAGGATGATCTGCGGGTTAACCGCCTGGTTCATCGTCGGGACCAGGTCCGACAGCGCTATCTCCGTCAGGATCTGACCCTCGTCAAGTACCAGCCGCCGCACCTTCGTGAACCCGCGGACCGAGCCCCGCTCCCGGGCCGCGAACACGATCCGCGAGCCGTTGCGGAACGGGATGCACTCATTGCCCGCGCCCGTGGTGATGTCGTCGTAGTCGATATGCGGGACCAGCAGCGGCGACTTCGCCCACGCCCGCATCTCATTGAACGACTCCCGGGCCACCTTGAACCGGTGCGCCGTCCACACCGTCACCGTGCCCGGGTTGATGATCGAGTCGGCGAACACCACGCCGCCGACATCGAACGTCTTGCCCACCTGCCGCGGGATCGACAGCAGCGCCGTGTCCGCCGCGTACAGGCCATCGCGCGACTTCGACAGCAGGCACCGGTTCAGGTCACGCTGCCACGGATCGAAGATGATCCCGATCCGCTCGCACACCCGCCGCGTGCTCGGGAAGCTGTCGCTGGCTATGCCCCTGGGCAGGACGAGATGCGCGGCCTCAGGGAGCAGCCCAGCGCTGGTCCGGGGTTGCTGCCGCCTCGCCAATGCCGTCCGCCTTCTCCGCCGCGTCCAGCAGCTCCAGCTCCCGGGCGATGTCCAGCAGCCGCAGCGACAGGGCCGCCAGATCCCGCGCGGGCGTATTCGGGTTGTCTATGCCCGTCGCGATCCGGGCCCGCAGGGCGGTCAGCAGCTCGCGGCGGCTGCCGCCCTCCGCCGCGGACTGCACCGTCACCGGTTTGCGGCGCCGCGCCGGTGGGCCGTCCTTCACTACCGTCAGTGACGACACCGGGCACCTCGGGATGTTGGGGGAACGTCGTGTGTAGAAATCGCCAGGGCGGGCGTGGCGGCCGTCTGGTGCGCCGGGCGGCGATCCGCGCGAGGATGAGGGACATGGACAGGCCGAAGGTGATCGCGTTCTTCCTCGATGCCGAGATCGCTGATGATGACCCGCACCGCGCGGTGAAGCTGCGGGCCAGGGACCTCGGCGCCGCGGCGGCCGAGCTGGAGGCGGCGGCCCGGCACGGCCACGCGGA